GGTGATTGGTGGCTGCTTGCCTCGAATTTGTCGCAACATGGGCCACGTGTCTTTGATGGTGACTTTAAGAGGTTTGATGCTAGTGAGCAACCTTATATTTTGAGCTTGATTCTTGAGTTTGTGAACAGATGGTATGACGATGGTTTGGAGAATGCCCGCGTGCGTTCCGTATTGTGGCTTGATTTGATTAATTCGAGGCACATCGGTGGTGACGGCACAGACCAGAGGTATATCTACCAATGGTCCAAGTCGTTACCGAGTGGACATCCTTTTACCACACCAGTCAATAGCCTTTATTCCTTAATCACTCTTACGGCATGCTACGTTGCCGCTACTGGTGACCTTGTTAACATGCATTCGCATGTTTACCTTGCAACGTTTGGCGATGACAACATCGTCAATGTTAGTGAGACTGTATCCGACGTCTTTAATCAGGTTACAGTCGCGCACTATATGCAAGAGTTGTTTGGCTTGACGTACACAGCAGGCAGCAAGGGGGTTGATTTGTTGCCCTATACCACGTTGGAGGAGTGTACGTTTTTGAAGCGTTCATTTAAGCGTGATGAGCTTGGTTCAAACGGATGGGTTGCCCCTTTGGATAAAGCGAGCTTTTTGTACCGTGCTTACTATTATAAGAACAACCGTGACATTAAGTCAGAGGTTAAGGAAAATTTGGAGGGCATGCTTGGTGAGCTTGCCCTTCATGACCAGGAAATGTGGGACGAGTATTTTCCTATTACGCTTGCGGTCATGTCTGAGAGTGGAATGACTCCAGATTTCGAAGACCGTGAGGGTTATAGGGATTATATGAAATCCCGTGTTGATGCTTGGTTTTAGCGTATATACGGACAGTGTTTCGGTTAAATGGTTCAACGCATGGCCATTACTGTCGTCAGGATGCTACACCCCTGCTTTTTAGCTTACTACTCAGACGGAGTCAGAGAATTGCGTTGCTTTGGTTGAGCGTAAGGTTGCTCACCATCGTATATAGCCTTGCTACCAGTACTACTAATAATAAATCCCATAATGATAGGGATAAGCAAGAGGTTTGTGAGAATTTAGAAGGGTTGACTATTAACAGCACGGGTGAAGATTTTGGGCAAGTTACTTTTATGCCTAATGAAGCTTGCACTTCTGTTAGTGCGGGTTATGACCGTAAGGTTGCTTTTACTATGCCCATAGACAAGTTTCAAAATTTGAGAGAGTATTTTGAGCGTCCTAGGTTGATATCTACTGGCACTATACCAATTACACGTTCTGTTTTAAGTTTTAATAATGTTACTCTTTCTAATTTAGCATCGTGGTTTCCCAATTATCTTTCCAGGTTGTTGGGTGTCCATGGTACTAGGTTTACTTTGCGTTTGACTTTGACTACTGCCAGCACCCCTTTTCAACAGGGTGTTCTTTGTATGGGTTTTCAGTATGGGCAGTTTGATACTAACAATAACACAAACATTACCTATTCTAGGTTCAATAATAGTGCTATGACTACCACTTTACCTCATGTTAGACACGATATTAGTGAGACCACTATGACGCAGTTGGATGTACCTTATCTCGCTGCCGAGGAGTTTCTGCCTCATTATTATGTTGATAGTTCGCGCTCTCTGGGCTCTTTTGGTGTGGTCGCCTTGATGCCTTACCGCACAATAGCTGGAGTTAATGCACCCACGTATCGTCTTTTTGCGTCTTTGCATGATTTAGAGTTGATAGGTTCTGCACCTTTTGCTTCTAACACTGTTACTGTTCAGTCCGGTTTGACAGCTTCTGATGATGAGGCTAAGGCTTTTAAGATTTCCACTGCTTTGTCGAAGGTTTCTGATGTAATACGGTACACGGCTAAAGGTGTTCCCATGATATCAGGTGCTGCTGGGACCACTTCTTGGTTCTTGGAATCTGCTGGTAAGGTTGCCCGTTCTTTTGGGTATTCCAAACCTAGTGTTGAAACTGAACCCAATAGGGTTTTCAGGAATGCCTATATTTGTGATGGTAATACTGACGTACCTGATAATAGTTTTGTTTTAGGACCAATGGCTCGTAACAAGTTGGCTGCTTCAGATTTGCCTGGCGGCACTACTGTTGATGAAATGTCTTTTGATTATATTTTGAAGCAACCTTCACAGATATTTGTTGGTGATATGTCCACGACTGATGCTATGGGCACGGTTCTTTATGCTGGAGCTGTAACGCCTTCAAGTTGGTGGTTTAGGACCAATAGTTCTAGACCAGGAGGTAATATTACCATTCCATCTTCTGCTACGGCCATTACTAATGCCATTTATCCTTCCACTTTGTGTTATATTGGTTCTATGTTTCGATATTGGCGTGGTGGTGTTAGGTTTACGTTTACCTTTTGTAAGACCAAGTTGCATGGTGGCCGTGTCATAGCCGCCTTTGTTCCTGGACTTGCTGACACCATCGCTAATGCTCCTTTGTCTTCGACTGTTCCCACTATTGAAATTACTGGAGGCGTACCACAACCTTCATCTTACTCGCAAGTATTTGATTTGCGAGACTCTTCTGTTTTTCATTTAGATGTTCCATACATATCTCCCACTTTGTACACGAATTTCTTATCAGCGACTGGCGCAGTATCACTTACTGTTATTGATCCTTTAGTTACAAGTGGTGAGATGTCAGGCACGGTTAATTACATGGTTGAAGTTGAGGCTTTGGATGATTTTTCTTTGTCTTGCCCCGCTCCTCCCATGTTTTCGCCCTTGTCCGATAGGACTAACACAGTTACTTTTCTTCAGTCAGGCTTGGGAGGTGTGGAACATAGCCCGCCTGAAGTGGATCTTTACACTTCTGGTGAGGTTGTTAAGAGTGTCAAGACTTTACTTATGATACCTTCTTATGTATCTTACGATGTTGCTAGCAACAGCATTAGTTTGACTGATTTGCCTCCATGGTGGGTTCGTTCTAAGTGGGTGGCTGCCACTCCCATGCCGGATTCTAGCGCGACTTTTGCGTACACTAGATCTGGTAATTTGGCGGCTTGTTATGCGTTTTGTAATGGAAGTACTATATGGCATCTTTATCATGATGGACCTGCTAATAAGATTACTTTTAATGTTAAAGCGGAGCCTACTGATTCAGGTACCACTGTTAGTGGGGGCCTTTCTGACCCTCGTAATCGCTCCCCTTCTGGAGTTCAGCGTGTGGTTAATGTTGAGAATTCCACACATGTTAGAGTGCCGAGTTATGCAAGAACTGCTAGGTTACCTGTTAATGATTACAATAGTTTTGCTTTGTCATGGGCTCCTGGGACTACATACACTACCACAGGGTTGCGATACCAAGCTAATGTTGCACAGGCAGTTTTGACTAATATCTCCGGTGGTATTGTGCGTACTTATTTTGGACGTGCTGCAGCTGACGATGCTCGACTTTATGGTTGGATGGGCCCACCTCCTGTTGTTATGTTTCAGTCCACCAACACTACTTTGCCTGATAATATAGGTATTGCAAACTTTTAGACTTGGCTTTGCCAAACGGTTCGTATTACCGGTGAAAATGTACTGTGCCTTAGCTACAGCTCTGAG